TTTACCACAGGATGGGATTTAGTAGGTTGTCCTGTTTACTACCGACCGAAGGAAAGACGGCAATTAATGAAATTAGCGCGGAGGAGAGCGCGGAGAAGGTTAAGGGAGCAGGACGACCGGGCACTTTCTAATTTTGATTGTAGTGACAACTGACAAGCTTACAGAAATTAGCGATTGTTTACGATGTAACCTATATTTAACAATTATAGCCTTCCGGGGCTATTTTTTATTATGCAAAAGTGAGGTGGAAACATGCCTAACACCAAAGAAGAGTGGCAAAGAAGGGTAGAAAAGGCTGTGGAGACGCTTGGCGAGGCTACTGCGATGGGAATGGTGCCGCCCCAGCAAGTACACAGCATGATAGATGCCAAAGCAAAAGAGTTTGACGGTAACGTTCCGAAGTTCCAGGATCTCCAGGCCGGCCCACCGCAAGGAGGTCCACCTGGCCCAATGCCTGGTGGTGCCCCTGGCATGGGTATGCCCCAGGATATGGAGCGAGCACCGCAGGAAGATTTTAACCGCATGAAAGATGAAGTTCTGATGGGCCGGATGTCCGGCGCCCCTGCAGGGGGCCAAGCACCGCCTCCCCCGAGGCGACCAAGGAGGTAGCTTATGAGTAATCCCAATTGGGTTGAGGTTGCTGTAAAGCTCAAGGAATCGGGCGTTAGCTGGACAAAGCTGCCCGATGAGGTTTGTAATGCAACCGGAGAAAGGCATGGCTACGATAAGGTCAGGTCTGCGGTAAGGAGAAGAGTGCCGAGTGAGCCATTTAAAGAGGAGGTCAGTGACCCTAAGGACCGCATTCTTGATTTGTTGCTAACATCGCCGCGTTCTTTACAAGAGCTTTCCGAGGAAGTAGATAAAAGCGAGGGCACTGTGCTGGCACTGATTGATGAATTAAATAAAGAGTACAATATCAGTGACTATGACGGAAACTACCATTTATGGAAAATAGAGATGGAAGAAAACCGTGTTCACAAAGAAAATGTGACAGGCAGGGTTTTTCGGTTCGCTTTGTGTGGCGATTCGCAATTATGTTCCAAGTATCAACAGTTAACCTATTTAAACAAGTTCTATGATAGGTGCGAAATGTTGGGAATCGAAACCGTTTTCCACACCGGGGACATGATTGACGGCGAGGATCTTTACAAGGGGCACCGGTATGAAATTTTCAAAGTTGGGTCTGACGCTCAGGTAGACTATGCACTTGAGAGTTACCCGCGTAGGAGTGGCATTACTACCAAGTTTATCACCGGTAATCACGATCTGTGCTACTACAAGCGTCAAGGCCAGGATATCGGCAAGATTATGGAAAGGGAGCGCGACGATCTTGTCTATCTCGGGCAACTCGCTGCCTGGGTGGAGATTTCTCCAGGGGTATGGCTTTACATGCTCCACCCTGATGGTGGAGGGGCTTACGCTATAAGTTATAAACCTCAAAAGATAGCTGCCAGTTTCTTTGGCGGAGAAAAACCTAACCTTATGGCTTTAGGGCACTGGCACCAAACAGAAACGCTTTTCGAGAGGAATATTCATATTGTCCAGACAGGCTGCTTCCAGTCGCAGACGCCATATTTGAAAAGAAAAGCGTTGATGCCGAAGATTGCCGGGTATATCTGTGAGGCGATTATAGAAGATGGCGGCATTGCAGAGCTTACCACTACGCTGGTTCCTTACTACGAGCCGATAGCAGAAGATTATTAGGAGGGGTAACATGCCTCTACGCGATGAACGACAAAGACAGGCAATAATGCCAGATCCTCCGGGTTATCCGGAACTAATTGAAGAGCCGGTAAGGCCGGGCCCGGCACCGGAAGAGCGTGTGCCAACAGCGCCTGGGATACCAGAAGAGCCGGCTATTGACGATCTTGTGCCAACGGAAGAAGATCCGGGCGGAATTGGCCCAGAACTACCCACCTACGCTACTGTAATGGATGCAAGTGGAGACAGTATAGTGTTGCAGTCCGACAAAGGTGAAGTNTTGAGGGTTCACAAGGAAGCCTTTCCGTTTGAGCCGAGAGAAGGCATGCACTTGATGAGGGCGATGGTGGTCGACGTCACCGATGACACGGTGATTGCCCGTGTTGGTGAAGAGCGCGGTATGGTGGATATTCCGACAAGCAGATTAGATGATGATTTTGATGTTGGCGATTTTTTCTGGATGCCGGAACCGCCGACGCCGCCCGATGAAATAGAACCCGAACCCGAAGCAGAAGAAGATTAAATTAAGCGAGGTTAGCTTATGGACGCCCAAATGTGTTTTAACTCTGAAGATTGCACTTACCATGTATACCTTGGGGCAGAATTAATGCTTAGCACGCCTTCACTGGACAAAGCACTGAAGAAATTTAATAACCTTTGTGAACAGTTAACCGAAGCGATGTGATATAGGTGACTGAAGTAAAAGAACAAAATACCGTTGTTGTTAATTACGAGCCAAACGAGAAGCAAAGACTGTTTCACGCCAGCGAAGCCACTGAGGTTGTGTATGGTGGGGCGAAAGGTGGAGGTAAGTCTTGCGCCCTTGTGATGGAGGCCCTGGCTTACGCTCTTGAGTTCCCCGGGTCAACCATATATATGTTTAGGGAAACCTACGACGACCTTGAGTCTAACCTGATCAAGGAGTGGAAGCTCCGTGTTCCAAGCGAGATCTACAAGTATAACGGAACGAAGTATATTGCATCTTTGTATAACGGTTCAAAGGTGTTTTTCCGCTACGTCAGGGACCAGAAGGACGCCGAGCAGTATGATGGACGCTCTATTGATGCGATTTTCATAGACGAGCTTACCAAGCATGAGGAAAAGGCAGTGCAGCAAATCCTGTCTTGCTTGCGCTCCCCGATGGGGTTCCCCCCGATATTCAGGGGTAGTTGTAACCCAGGCAGTATCGGCCACAATTGGGTGAAGAAAAGATATATCGAGCCTACCAATTACGGCAAAAAGACCTATAAGGACAAACTTACCGACAATACAATAGCCTTTGTTCCAGCGACAGTTTATGACAACGAAGCCATTATGATGAATGACCCTGCTTACGTAAGGCGTCTTGAAAACTTGCCACCGAAGAAAAAGCAGGCTTTTCTCCATGGCGATTGGGATGTTTATGAAGGGCAGGCTTTTGAGGAGTTCAGTGAAGATATTCATGTGATTGAGCCTTTCGATATACCGTTACACTGGCATAGGTGGTTGGGGGTTGATAACGGCTACAGTGACCCCTTTGCCTGGTATTGGTTTGCGGTGGACGAGGAAGGCTTTGTTTACATATACAGGGAGTTTACAAGGGAACCAAAAGAGCCAAAGCTCACTTACACGGATCAAGCCAAAAGAGTGCTGGAGTTATCGCAGCAGGTTGTTGTAACCCAGAGCGGTGCAAGGAAAGTCCAGGAGCCTATAGGAGTTGTATTTGCCGGCCATGACGCTTTCGCTACGCATCCGCTTGCGCCTGGGAAAACTATAGCCTACTACTACCAACAAGCTGGACTGCACCCGATCTTGTCATCCATACCGGATAGACACCTCAGAAAGGCGGTTTGGCATGAATACTTAAGGCCATTCGAGTATGACGGGAAGATGGTTGCGAAGGTGCGGATATTTAACACTTGCGAGAAGTTGATTGAAACGCTTCCGCAACAGCCGGAGGACGAAAAAGATGCAGAGAAGGTTGAGCTGACTAATTTTGATCACTGGTACGATGGGTCAGGCTACGGCCTTGTAAGCTACCACATGAGCGAAAGTGAACACGTATTCAAGTCTCCAGTTAAAACACTTCCCTGGGCGCTACAAACCGAGGATGATTTTAAAACAGCTGGCAGCAAAGACCCATACGGAAACTGGTAGGAGGGTGAAAATTGGAAGAGTATCTGCTGATTATAGCAGTATTAATGGCTTCAATCTTTGGTAGTTTTATAGGCGCTATCGTAGGCGCTTATTTATCAAGACCTAAAGCCCAGGAGAAAGAGGTTGTAAAGCAGCCCTCGGCCCTGGCGAAAGTAGTAGATAAGGTTGCGGATAAATTTGAAGAGAAGAAGATGGAGAGGGAAATAAAGGCCAACAGTAGCCTTGTTAATGACTGGCTGTATGAGGAAGATCCTGATGATGATTAGGCGGGTGAAATAAATGGCTAAAGAAACGCCGCTTGAAACGCCACAAGCGCCACAAGATAAGAA